ATGGAGAGGGTGCAGGCGTGAGTTATCTATTAGAGAATGGTGTATCTGTTATGCAGATTGATCATCAGTAAAGCTCTGTACATAATCATAAGCTGACCAGTCATTTGGGTTCATCTGTCTTAGTACTTCGATACCCTTTACCATGTGCTCATCATCAGTAAATGTGCATACTGTTCTTAGCGTCTCGACAAAGGCAGGCACTTTAATGCGTGGGCCATACCAGGCAGGATCAAACATAGTAAGCGCTTTATACTGGCTTTTAAATACACTGTGTGCCTTGCCTGCATCATTAGTGTTATACCAATCATCAGTAAGATTAGGCATGAGGCGAGTGGCTGAGTGCATTGCATGCGAGTATAAGAAATCAAGCATCTGATCACCAGTAAGCTCAGAGAGCTTAATACCTTTAGTCTTGATTAGGTTTTTAACCTCAGCCTCCACCAAGTTATAAGACTCACACACTGCATAGAAATCATCTGTGTTATCCACTGTGTGCATGTGCCTATCTTGCTGAGGTGCAGGCTGTGGCTGTGGTGCAGGTGGCTTGCTTGGCTGAGGTGCAGGCTGTGATACAGGCTGATTAGATGGCATGTATTTAACATCATCTTCACCAAGTGAGCGAGTAGTAATCTCAAAGCGCTCTTGATCAGATAGAGGCATATTATCTGCAATCTCATCAGATGAGTAGATGCCAGATACTGCATCAGGCCAAACTGCTCTACATGCTGCAGTGATGCATCGAGCTCTTAGCATCTGCATTGGCATGCGTTTCCAATTTGAGTTATTAGTAAGACCCATCTGGTGCGCTTGTTGCATTGTAAATATCTGCTTATGCACAGTACGATTAGGATCATCTGAGCGCACACACTCAATAACACAGGCCTCATTATCATGGTGCACAATCTGTATACGGTCAACACGCCCAGAGTTATAAGTAATACCTGCAATAGCATCAGCACGCATAGTAGGCTTGCCTTTAATGCATACAGTGTTAACCATAACCTGGCCCATATCAAAGCCCCAATGATGCCCAAATGAAGCATGGCATTTAATGAGGTCGAGCGCATCACGCTGATTATTGTTAGAAAGCATCAGTGCCATATCCCATGCATCTGCTCTGTTCTCAGGTATCCAAATTGATTTAATGTTTAGTGTGTTCATCACTGACTCCATAGTGTTTTGCTCTGTGAGCAATAGTTAAAAGGTGGTTAATAGATTAATTAAGTTTTACAATGTGTCAAATAAAAGTTAAACAAATTATTGAAAATAGCTATCCATGATATGCTCATACATCTCTGCAGGTGGCTCCTCCTCGATAGTCTGATAGGTTTCTCTTATTAGGTCTTGGTAGTTTTCAAGATGATCCTCACACCACTGGCGCACATGACCATACTTAACAGGCAATTTATTTGCCTTAGTCAAAATTAATACACGCCATGGGCTTAATGAGTTACGCACATCATTAGCACACTCATCAGCAGGGGCCATGCCCCAAGGTACGCAGTAGATAGTTACAGCTATCAAGATGGTAGCTACAAGGTAAGTTAAAAAGCTCATGTCTGTTTTTATTTGATTGTCTGGATACATGTTCATTTGCTCCTGAGTTTTAGTTTAGTTATTGCGCATAAAGTCAAGTGGTGAAAAGGTAACCTCTTGCTGTAACATGTTTGCTTTATCAGCAAGCTTCTCAGCTAAATCTAGGCTACATGATCTGTTATTATTAATGATCATTGATAGATAATTAATAGAGGTGCCTGATAAGTGGGCTAGGGCTTTAAGTTTAACTAGGCGCTTAAGCGCCTCTCTTTTTTCTGCTGTCATTTAATGACTCCTTTTAGGTTGATGAGGATGCTAAAGAGTTAACTTAGCTTTTGCACCTTGTCAAATAAAAATTAAACAAAAAGAAAAAAAAAGTTTTGACCGCCTGTAAAAGCTAGGCTATGTATAAGCACAGGAGGTAATCAAATGAATAAACTAAATGAGTGTGATCTAAGACGCTCGATAATGAAAAGCACAGACTTTACACCTGCAACTAAACTCACTCTACTGGCTATGCTGCTGAAAGTGGATTGGAATACGTGGCGAGGCCCTTGCACTATTACAGAGCTTGAGAGCCTAGCAGGCTTGAGCAGGAGAGCAGTGCAAACTGCTGTTAAGAGTCTAACTGATGCAGGCCTAGTGACTAGATCATGGGCTAGCGTTAATGATAGGCGCTTGCCTGTGATTGCATTAAATGCTCATCAGATTATGGGGGTGCAAAATCTGCAGGGTGCAAAATCTGCACAGTGCAAATCTAGCACCTTAGGGGGTGCAAATCCTGCGTTTCACAGTGCAGATCCTGCGTTTCACAGTGCAGAATCTGCGCCCTTACAATATAACAATAATAACAATACTATTATACAATCTAAAAAAGAGACTCAGGCTTTAGCTTATAAAGCTATTAATGACACTACTCTAAACTCATCACTGCCTAAGACACAGCACAAGCTTACACCTGCAATGATTAACACCATTGAGAGCCATGCTAAATACTCAGGGCATGATGAGAGAGTAAAGGTAGCTCGAGAACATCTAAACATTAAACTACTCAAGGGAGGCTATTATGAACAAATCTAACACTCATGGGATGCAAACACTAATTACTCCACAGCTTTTAAACCAGATCAAAGCACTTAAGAGCTTTCGAGCGCAGCAGCCTGCCAAGCCTGCCAAGCCTAAGCTATCATTCAAACATCTAAACCCATCTAACCTAGAGGCTGAGGGTTTTGTGCATCTGACATCCTCAAGATTTAGCACTAAGCCTGTGCCCTACTGTGGGCAGTGTAATGATGGCTGGGCTGATGCAGGCATTGAGAGAACAGTAAAGCTTTGCACAGATTGTGAGATACCTAGACGCAAGCTTAAGCGCCTTAATGATTTAAACCTCCCATCAGATGCTAACGGTGCTCATCTTGGCATGTATGAATGGGATAGCCCAAAGCAGAGAGAGAGAATACAAAACCTTATGGGATGGATGATGTATGGTAGGGCTCACTCGCCTCAGTCACCATCTGTTTTAATGTATGGCTCTCCTGGGAATGGCAAGACCACTTTACACTATGCTCTAGCTAAAGAGGCTGTATTTAATGACCACAGAGTATTATTTACTACTCATACTGCTCTACTCGAGAGAGTTAAAAACACCTTTGGCAGCTCAGAGAAAAACCCTTTATCAGATGGCAAGTGGCTTGCAGGTGTAGACCTGCTTTTATTTGATGAGCTCGGGGGCATTGGTGGCAAGAGTGAGATGAGTAACTGGGCTTACACTCAGAGTGTGGATATCATAGGCCATATTTATGAGAGGTGGTCGAGTGGCTCTCTCTCTGTGCTGATGACTAGTAATTTGACTCCTAAGCAAATTGCTAAATACTTTCAGCATAACCGAGCAGTAGGCAGTAGGTTGATAGATATGTTTGGTGAGCCAATACATATGCAAGGCCCAGACAGGCGCACTAACAATTATCTCAGCAATGTATATGGGTTTTAATATGTTTTACCTTGAGCCCGATAATGACAACAGAGCAAGATATTTAACACCTCGAGAGCAGTATGATAGAGCTATTGTAAGTGATGCAGGTGAGCGGTGCGTATATGATGAGAAGCAAGTGCTAAGCATACTCACAGCAGATTATAGGCAGAGCGTAGATGAGCAGTTAAAGAGAGCTTCTGATGAGGCTAAGCAGTATGTGGCACGCAGGCAAGCCCTGCAGTTTATGCGCTTCTTACAGCTTGGGTGCTATTGTTTCCATGGGCCACTAATTAAAAACTTCTCGACACACATAGAGATATAGTTTATATTCATCATCCTTTTTTAGTCAGGTCTGCATCTCAATACTTTTTTACTACTAACCTTTTTATTATAGAATTGATTAGTAATGACTAGGGGATGAGCTCAGATGTCTACCGCAGGCCTGACAATTTATTTGTTTTTTATTGTTAACAGTGTTAACCTAACTTAACTAAAACGTTATATAGTTAAGGTGGCACTATGGCAGATAAGAAAACTACAGTAATAGGCATTAGGTTAACTGATGATGAATTAGCCCAGATAGATGATTTATCTAGAGTCTATGATCAAAGTAAGTCTAGGATAGCTAAACTATTCTTTGAAGCAGGGGCTAAGCAGTATGTTAACCGAGAGAGAAAAGCTAGAAATGAGCCTAGAGCAGTGCCAAATCTATTACAGGTTTTGGGACTCACAGAGGCACCTACCAAGATCAGCTGAGAGTGCTAATCACTTTGCAGAGCGTATACTCGATATTAAAAGGCGTTTAAAAGAATATGACAGTAAACAGGATAACACTAGTGGGCAATGTGGGCAAAGATGCAGAGCTAAAGAAGACTAAAGGCGGTAGCTATGCAAGATTTACCCTAGCCACCAATACTAACTATAAAAATAATGCAGGTGAGTGGGTAACTGAGACAGAGTGGCATAATGTAAAGGTATGGGGCCTTACAGCAGAGAGAGCAGTAAGCCAGTGCATAAAAGGGAAGCTTGTTTATGTCGAGGGTAAACTTGTGAGCTATGAGCATGAGGGGCGCAGGCTGTGGGATGTAAAAGCAGATCTATTTAGAGTGCTTGATAAATCAAACTCATCTACAGAGCATCCATCTTCTGAGCTTATTGGCCCAGAGTCACAAGCCACAGTAGAGCCAAGTGGTAACCCTTGGAGTTATCCAATCCCTAATAATGATTCATGGCGTAAGTAAGCAGCCATAAAAAATATAAGGTAATTTTATGAATTGCAGAGAACAATTAAAACAGATTTTATCTCAGACTACTGAGCATGGTAAAGGCTCACCTCCTGAGGTTTTAATAGAGGCGATTATAAATATATCTAAGCTAAGTGTAAGTGATTGTGATGGCTGTGATTGTTTTAGCCCTTATCAAATCCCACACAATGAAATTAGCCTAAGAAGAAGCATGATCATGTTTTTAACTAAAGAGCTAGAAGATCTTAAACAAGATGAAGATGATGATGCTCTAGCTAATCACTACTTAGAAGCTTTGAAATGGCTTATTCGCTTAGGTCGAGTCATAACAACAAGAGATGAATTACCTAAAAAATATGTAGGTAAACAAAATTAAACTACTAGAGGCCTGCCCATGCACACCTCTACACAAGCAGACCCCTAAGGAGTCAAATGAACATGAGTAAAGTAACACGTAAACCATTAGATATCAATACCCTAAAAGGGCATCATGGTATACGACTGCGAGATATACCAAATATAAGCGAGTGGCTTTTATCATATAAATTGGAAAATTATAAAACAGGCGAGCTGGTAGCTTTTCTAAAAAAGCATGGTGTGCAGTTTACATCTGATGAGCACTCATCATCTGAATTAAGTGATCTACTGCCTCCTAAAAAAAGCATTGGCCTCTCACTCAAGCCATATATCAAGCGCCTGCATGCTCTGTATCTTGAGAATTATAGAAAGCATCAGCCATCTAAACTGCGTGATGAGGCTACATCTAATTTAGATGTGCAGGTTTTATCTCAGTGGACTCAAAACATACATGCACTCGATAATCTAAAGCGTACAGCATTAAGAAATCTAGCACTGTATCATGCAGATAAACATCTTATACTTGAGGCTAGAGAGCAGGCTTACTATGCAGTAAGAGCAGAGATACAGCTAGGCACTAAATATGATCAAAGCTCTTTATTCACTGGCATAGAAACTAAGCCACAAGATGAGCCACAAGATGAGCCTGTAGCTGTTGCAGATCAAGACAGCACTCAGCTTTTATTAGATGTGATTAAGTCACAGGCCCAAGCTATTGAGGCTAACTATGAGCAAATTAAAAAGCTACAAGATGAGCTTGAGCAAATTAAAAACCTACTCAATATTCGAGTGCAAGACCTATTGAGGGCAGTTAAATGAACCTAGATAAATTATTTATTAAGTTTGATGATGGTGAACATTATCCAAAAAGCTTTAAATACTCTGCAATCTTGGGCCTCTCAGAAAGTTATTATCATCCAAATAAGATGGATGAAAATGGTAATTTGATGAGGACTACTTGTGGTAACCCTTGGCTAGATACATCACAGAGAAACCCAGTGCTTACTGTTATCTGCACTAATTCTACTGAGTTTACGATAAAAGATATAACTATTGATGAGTTTATGAGCACTATTGAAAATTATTGTCGAGTTGAAGCTAAAAATAAAATCTTTAATCAGGTGATTATTAAGAGGCCTGCAACCTATGATTGTCAGTTAGCTGTAAATGTAGTCAATGTCGTAGATGTATGTACTTAAGGGCAGTTAAATGATTTACACACTTACTAGCTGTGAGCTTATCAATTCAATGGGCACAGATTTAGCTGTAGTTAATTCTGCCAGAGTCTCATTTAATCAGCTTGCTGATGAGCCCGAGCTAACACAGAGAGATATTAAGCTACTAAACTATTTAGCAGACCATGGGCACACATCACCTTTTGAGCATTGCACTGCGACTTTTTACATTAAATGCCCACTGTTTATAGCTAGGCAAATAATGAGGCACAGAACATTTAGCTATAATGAGGTGAGCAGGCGCTACACATCAGAAAAGATAGAGTTTTGGGCACCTGATCACATGAGAGCACAGGCTACTAAAAACTTACAGTGTTCTGATGGGCTTGCTGATAATCAAGAGTTTACTGCTGAGGTATATGATAATGCCATAGATTATGCATGGTCAGCCTATAAGCAGTTAATTACTAAAGGCGTAGCTCGAGAGCAAGCAAGGGCTGTTTTACCACAGGCTATGCATACCTCCTTTTACATGACAGGCAATCTGCTTAACTGGGTTAAGTTTATCAAGCTTAGAGACTCAGAGCATGCACAGCCCGAAGCGCAGGAGGTGGCTCGAGCTATCAAGAAAGAGCTTAGTGATTTATTTCCTCACTCTATGGAGGCTTGGTTTAAATGAACACTAATAAACAAGATGCCATTAAGATGGCTATTAAATTGAGAAAGCAAGGTTTGTATCACAGGCAGATAGTTAGAGAGCTTGATGTATTGGGTTATCGTAATCCTAAAACATTAAAGCCATGGACTAAAAGCTTAGTGCAGAAAAAAGTTGAGGGCATTTATCCTGATACAGATATTGAAGCCTTAGCCCGAGATCGAGCCTTGAAACTTAGAGAAAAGGGTTTAACTATTGTTCAAGTGGTAAAGCAATTAGAGCAAGATGGTTTTATTAGTTATTGGACTCGTAAACCTTATGGCCTATCTGCTGTGAATAGGTGGTTAAATAATATAGAGCCAAGTTATAAAACACAGGCTAAAAAAAGAGCTTTAGAGCTATCTGATGAGGGTGTTTATTTAGCTGAGATAGTGAGAGTTTTAGCTAAAGAGGGATTGATTAATAAACTTACTGGTAAACCTTACTGCAAGAGTGCATTGAGTAATTGGTTATACTTATGAATAAAGAAATTAAAGCACCATCTAACACGCACGCAATAGAGATACTAGCTAAGCTAAGGCGCAAGCTTATAGATAACCATGGCCCAGACCTAGCCAAAGAGTCAGCCGAGCTTTATAATCATATAGAGAAAACACTTTTATCAGCATTGAGAGAGCATTATGAGCACAAAGAGCAAAGCAGGGCGCAAAACTAAAAAGACACCTGAGAGAGTAGAGAGGCTTTTAGATAATCTAAGGCAAGGCATGAGCCAAGCTAGTGCCATCACTCAAGCAGGCATTGCTAAGACCACATTTTATAAGTGGCTTAAAGAGGATGAGCAATTTAAGGTCGAGGTAGAGACTGCAGAGGACTTTGCAGAGGCTGTGCAGATAGCTCAGATAAAAGCACTTGGTGAGGCTAAAATGGATTGGCGTGCTTATGCTTGGTTACTCGAAAGGCGCTTCCCAGATAGGTGGTCTGCTAAACGAGAAACCGAGGTAACCATTAATCAATCTAATGGGCAGGCTGAGGTGCTCAGCATGATACAGCAGGCCATGAGTAATACTGATGATGAGGACTAAATGCAGATTCAACTCAATAAACTGCAAAAGTCGATTATCAACAGGATAATAAATCAAGATGAGGTTATCTCTGCTAGATGTGGGTGGGGCTCAGGTAAAACATCTGCCTTAGTATTTAGCCTGCTCACTGTTAGCAAGTGGCGTGCAGGATGTAGCTCTCTGCTCATCACAGACACTACTCCTAGATATAACTCTGTACTCATGCCCGAGATTGCCAAATGGTTAGAGCCTCTAGGGTGGGTATATAATCACACTCTTAGGCTGTGGACAGATACACACACAGGGTCTACAGTGTGGTGCAGATCTTACTTTAGGCCTGGGACTCGAGAAGCTACCCATAACCCATTAGAGGGGTTAAATATAACTAGTGGTGTGTGCCTTATAGACGAATGTCAAACATTAACAGCAGAGGTAGCACATAAAGCCTTAGGGCGTTTAAGAGCAGGCCCAAGCCCTATTATGATCTTAGTGGGCTTACCTGTGGCAGATGCTTGGTGGTGCAACATGGCAGAGGAGGCAGGCTATCAGCCCTTGCTTTTTACTAGCTATGTTAATCAAGCCAATCTCTCAGAGGCATGGTTTGAGGCTACCAAGATGTTACCTGAGGCAGAGCGTGAGGCTATGGTGATGAACAAGCCTGCACCTCCTACAGGTCTTATCTATAATGAGTTTACTCATAACCACATTATCGAGGGCTGGCAGTATAAGGAGAGCATGACAGGGCGCATAGCCATAGACTGGGGATTTAGAAAACCATCAGTATTAATTATGGCCTATGATGATGAGTTACAAGCATCTGTTATCTGCCATGAGATTAACCCTGCAGAGGTGACTACTGCACAGCTAGCTGAGATGATACTTAAGGTGGCATGGCCTAGATCACTTAAAGCCCAAGCCAATGGGCCTAAGATATGGCTTGATGATGGTGTGGCAGATAAGGCAGGCGCAGCACGCAATGATCAAACAGGCCTAAGTGCTTTTAGAGCAATGCGCAAGCCTCCTGCTCAAGGTGGGCTAGGCATGCATCTGCGCAATACATCAGACCCTATCAGAGTAGATATACTGAATGGCATCCAACGCCTCAAGCGTGCTTTTGATTCTAAAAAATACCTTATCACTAAAGAGGTGTGGGATTTAGGAGAGAGAGCTAGAGGCAATAGTTTAAGAAAAGCCCTGCTTAGTTACTCATGGGATAACAAGGAGCAGCCTAAAAAAGATGGGCGTGAGGACCCACTTGATGCGCTGCGCTATGATTGCATTATGTTTAACTGGCATGATTCAATAGTAGACTCTAGACAATATACTCCTAGAGCTAGAGGCGCAGGTAATATAAATAATAAGCGTAAAGTGAGGATAGGTAGAGCAAGCAAGCAAAGTTTTTAAGGAGCATGATGTGGAATACACTGAGAGATATTTAGCTATTGTTTTACTAGATCTTATAGGCTCCACTGCATTTATCCAAAGAGTAGGCGCTATGCAGGGTGCAAGGTGGTTACAGTACCATGATAAGCTAGCTAGATCTTTAGTGTATAAGTTTGATGGCAGAGAAATTGATAGATCAGATGGCTTTTTACTTAGCTTTGATAGGCCCATAGATGCAGTTAACTTTGCTCTACATTATCAGCAGAGTGTACCTCCTAAAACAAAGTTAGGCGCTCGCATTGGTGTGCATTGGGGCAAAGTGGTAGAGGTTAAGCAGGATGAGTTACACACTTTAGTAGGTGCTAAGCATATAGAGCTCGAGGGCATTGCTAAAAATATTTGTGCACGCACCATGAGCCTGTGCCAAGCAGGGCAGGTGCTGTTAACTGTAGAGGCTATGCTTGCAGTT